ATGGGTGGCGGCCTGCTTGGGGATGTGCTCGGGCTGTTTGGAAAGAAGGGAACCGCTGTTACGTCCAACGGAGGCCTGGGCGGGGGGGCCGGTACGGTGCCGGATGCCGCCGCAAGCCTCTTACAGATGGGAAAAGGTGCAAATGGTACAGGGGGAATCCAGGTAATCCTCAACAATCAGGGGCCGCCAATGCAAGTAGATCAGACGCAGCAATCAGGCGGCGATGGAGGCGAGGGCCAGGTAATCCAGATCATGCTCAAGCAGCTTGAGACGAATGGGCCGGTAGCTCAGGGGATTGCGGGGCTCTTGATGCTCTGAGCTGCCAGCAGACGTATTACTGCCCTGGTTGGCTAAGCCCGGCGCTTGTCAAGCAGGGCAGTTTTTTGAACATGGCAGTTTGGTACTTCCAGGGGCCTTTTCTTGACTGCGCAGTGAAGCCAACCACCATCCAATCGTCTGGCGCATCCCCTGAGCGGTACTGCAAGACTCTATGCCATTTGCCGTCGTCATTATCTTTGGGCGCGGTTGTCTCTACATCCCTAGTTTCACCGCAGACCGCAACCAACTCGGCTATATCGTCTTTGGTGGCGCTCTTTGCTATAGCTAACGCTTCGGTCGAGCTTGATGCTACTTGGCTCGATTGAGATTGTGCGTTGCTCACTTGCGCGACCGAGGCAACCGAGGCGCCCGATCCGCGCGATAGCACGGCGGCTACGCAGATGAGCGCCAATGTAGCACAAATGCAACCACCAAAAAAACGACCATAACCCAGCATGACTTCCTCCGATGCGATCCTGATTTTAACTCGAAAGACTTGCGAAAGCTCTATTTTATTTTCAAACCGCGTAGCATTATCGTTCGCCAGTTCTCACTCCAAAGTTCGGGGAAGGCTTTCTTGGCCGCAATTTCCACCGTCTCGCCCATTTCCAAAACTGGCTTAACGTTCGCCTCGGGTATCAGCAGGTAAAACGGAAGAATATCTTTCCCGCTCTCATGCCGACCCATGATAGCTTTATGCCCGTCTTTTAATTCCTGAATAAAGAAGACAAAGCCGCGCACCCGCCGCTGGTTTCTCAGGGCTATCTGGCCTTTGCCGCGCCGGATGGCTGTATATCTCCCGTTGACAGCGCCAAGCAGGTTGCGGGGCCTCAGCTCATCCGGGATGATGCCGGGGGCCATGAAGCGCAGGTATTCCGTGGGGATCGCCAGGAAATGCCTTCCGTTGATCGGAACCTTTTCGCCGCCATCGTTTTGCCGCAACAGGTAATCCGGCGCACCGGTGGCACGGTTGGCCGTATCGGTATGCACGTCCGCGGCGATGATCCCATTGCTTCCGGTTTTGCTGGCCGGCTTGATTCGGATGCCTTGCAGGGTGAAGTTGTTTCGTAGTTTGAATTTCGATCCCAGGCCCGATTGAACGGCCTTCTGTGCCACCTTCACCACGCCGGTGAGAGTCTTGGCTAGGGCAAAGGGAATCTGTCTTTTCTGGAGATCGTCAAGGCCGGCAACGGCCTCGGTTACGTCTAGCTTCACATTGATCGGCATGGCTCAATTTTGCGCCGATTCGCGACGCCCGCGCACTATCAGCTTGTGAGCACCTACCCGCTGATATTTCCGTCGCTATCTCGCCAACCTTCTATGGATTCCTCGAAAACCACCGAGGATGACACGATCAGGGATCAGGCGGAAAGCGGGTATGTGGCCACGCGGCCTCGCTTTACCCGTGTGCGCCGCACATGGAAAGCCAACGTGCGCAACCTCGTCGCAGAGGACGTGCGCACGTTGGATGAGTTTTACATGGTCACAACGGCCCGCGGCGGAAACAGCTTTCTCTATCCCAACCTCTTGCCTAATTGGAGCTTTGAGTATGCGGCTATCCGTGAGGGTGAGCTAGTCCTGGGATGGAGCGCCGGCGCGAATGCCGCGCAGATCGCCATACAGGCCGTTGCCAGCCCTGTGGCCGATGGCGTACAGGCCTTGAGCTTCGGCACGGTTGCCGCGGCCTCTGTGCCCGCCCACACAACAGTAACAGCGCAGGTAATTGCCGGCGCGGTGATCTCCTGCTCGGCTGGCGAAGTCTATGTCTTCTCAGGCCAGATCAATGCCACGCCGGGCACACTGGCCGCCGGCGTAATGGTGCCATCTGTGGGCGTCAACTTCTACGACACAAACGGCAACCTGCTCTCGACGGCCACCGGCACGTTTACCGTGGCCGCGGGATGGAACCAATGCGGCTACCAGTTCACGGTGCCGGCCAACGCTGTGAGCTTCCAGCTATACCTCAACCTGGCGCTGGTCAACTCAACGGGAAGCGCCATCGCCTTAGATGGATCGGCCTCAGTTGCCTTTGATGAGGTGGGCTGCTCTCTGTTCACGCCGCTCACGCCCTATGGCCGCATGATCGGCTCTCAATCGCTCGGCTGTCTTGTTCGCTTTTCTAAGCTGCCGGAAAACTCAGACATTGGCTATGGCGGCGGCGTCAAGCGCTACGGTGCCAGCTTTGAATTGACGGAGGTATAGCGGTGGCCGCTGGACTCTCACCGATGGCCGTTCTCTCGCTTGCATCCGTGCGGGATAAGTCTAAGCTGGCATCCGGCGATGCCTGGATTCTACTGCTTGACATTATCTGGAACGGTGAGCACATGCGCTTCGCGCGGAATGTGGACCCGATCCAGTTTGACGCCGGCGACGGCCTCGGCGTTCAAACCTATCAGCCGTTCAATTTCGAGCTGAGCGTTGAGAGCCAGAGCAATAACCAGTTGCCATCGATGGTGCTCAAGGCGTCAAACACGATGCGAATCCTCCAGGGCATCATTGAGCAATACGCCGGCATCGTTGGCGCTACCGCGAATATCTACGTCTACAACACGGCGCACCCCGCCGGTGAGCCTGATCTGGCCGTGACTACCACGATCATGAAGACGGTATGCACGGCGGAGCTGGCCACGTTCTCGCTTTCCGCGCCATCGCCGATGCGGATGCTCTTCCCGCGGTTTCTGTATCGCGCCACCTTCTGCATGTGGGTGAGCAACTACAAAGGCCCGCAGTGTGGCTACACCGGCACAATCGCGAATTGCGATGGCACCTATGCCGGCGTCAACGGGTGCCAGGCCCATAACAACCAATCGCGCTATGGTGCCTTTCCCGGCATCGGCACCAACGGTGTGGCGCTGGCTTCGCAAGCATGAACGCGCTTCCGTATCGCGTGTGGGGCGATCTGCTCGGCAAGCCATTCCTGGCCGATGGCCGCGGGCCGGATGCTTTCGATTGCGTTGGCTTGCTGCTTGAGGTACAGCGCCGGCTTGGCAATTGTACCGTACGATACAACAGCAATGAGAACGATCTGGGCCTCGCGCGTACGACCTGGGAGCGGGTGCAGTACCCCGAGCCGGGTGATGGAATCCTCTTGCGATCCGACAATCCCAAGTGGCATATCGGCGTTGTGGCCGGCGGCGGATTTATGCTGCACGCCTTCCCAGGCCGAGGGGTAGCAAGAGAGCGTTATGATGCGTTTCCGTGGCATAAACGCATTGAGGGCTTTTATCGATGGAAACAGGCTTAAAGCTAGTCAAACCTAACCCCGCCGCCGTATCTGAAAACCAGCTTCCCGACGCAGAGCACGCCATCACCTCGAAGCCTGTCCGCATCATTGAAATCCTCAATCCGTTCTATGTGGCCGCCGAGAATGGCCGCCTCGAAAGCACACTCGCGCCGCTCCACAATGAGAGCATCGGCGCAATCGTTTGCCGCGCTGAGCGCACGCCGGAAGAGTTCAAAATCAGCGTCAACGGCGGCCCCGTTGCCGACGATGAAATCTGGCGCACCGCGATTCAGCCAGGCCAGGAGATCGTGCTCTATCCGCGCGCCGCGGGCGGATCGTTTGGAAAGCAGATCATGGGCCTGTTGATCGTCCTGGCTGGTGCGGTTGCCGGTATGCTCACCGCCGGCGCGGCGCTCTTTCTGATCCCCTCGCTGCTCGGCGTTGTATCGGCCACGGCGCTGTTTTCGGTTGCCGGCGTGGTTGGCGCTGCGCTGCTCAGTTGGGCGCTCTCACCCGGCCAGCCGTCTTCGCCGGCGTGGTCTACCACTTACGATTCAGCCGGCCCCAAGGGCCTGGCGCAGGCTGGCACGCCCGTGCCGAAGGGTTACGGCACGATGGGCTGGAATGGAAACATTGTTTCCAGCTATGTGGACTTTGACGGCGCAAGTGCTTACCTCAACGTGCTTGTCTGCTACGGATGGGGCGTCGCCAAGAGCGTAAACAATCCGCTCATCAACCTCCAGCCCATTAGTAACTATGTGCAATGTTCCTATCAGGTGCGCCTCGGCACCAACGACCAACCCGCAATCGATGGCTTCGATAAGACAGTGAACGGCTATCCGCAGGAGATTCAACTCCTGGTATCCCACGGGCCAGTGACGATAAGCGGAACGGGTACCAATATCCAGGGCCTCGACATTACAACCAAACTCCCGAGCGGCCTCTATCGCATCACCAACGATGGCAACCAGGTGCCCCTCAAAGTGATCTACCAGATTCAGGTTGCTCCGCATGGAACGGAAGACTGGATAACCCCGCTCTTTGCGCAGAACACCGAAACAATCAAGACAACCCACGGCGATGGCAGCGTCACTTATCCCACATGGGTGGTTGTGCCCACGGATCGCTTTGCGGGTAGCGGCATCGTCTACGCCACGGACAACGGAAGCCACAACCCCGGCGATCCTTGGACGGGCACGCAAACCGTTACCATCTACAACCTCGATTCCTCCACCTCTACCACCTCGGCAACTTTCAAGGGTGAGTGGCAGCTCACCGATCCCAATCTCAACCAGGCGCTTGTCACGCAATGGTGGGAAGGTTATCGGATCGTCGAACAATCCACGCTATCGGCCTATTTCGACACTGTGAGCGTCTACGGCCTCGCCGCCGGCCAGTGGGATGTGAGTATCAATAAAATCGGTTATTGCCAGGACAATAACGACGATGTTGTCTTTTCTGACTCCACCGACAGTAAGCACATCTGCGATATTTGGCTTTGGAACATCAACGAGATTTTCTGGTCTAACCTCACCTACCCGAACATGATTCTCGTGGGCGTCAAGGCCCTGGCCACCTCGCAGTTGAGCGGCGCGGATATTCAGCTCATGTGCAGCATTGTGCATGACATTGGCGCGGATACCGTGCTTCCGTCGCAGCTTGCCACCTTTGAGCATGACAACCCCGCCATTGTCGCCTATGACGTGCTAACCAACCCCGTCTATGGCATGAAGGTGCCGGCTTCCATGATCGACGTTCCGGCGTTTGTTGCCTGGGCCAACTTCAACGATGAGACGGTGACGAATCAGGACGGGACCACAACGCGCCGCCATATCTTCGCCGGCGTCTTCGATCAAAACGGAGACGCATGGAAGACTCTGCAAACCATCGGCAATATGAGCCGGGCCATCGTGATTCCCGTGGGCACCCGTTACAGCGTGATTCTCGACGCGCCCGCCGATCCCGTGCAGCTCTTCACGGTTGGCAACACGAAGAAAGACAGCTTCACCGAGACGTATCTGGCGCTCGATGATCGATGCAACCTGATTGAGTGCGACTTCGCCGACGCCAAGCGCACCTACCGCATGGATTTGCCGGTTTCCGTCATGACTGAGGCGGATGTAAATTCCGTGATTCAGCCGAAGGTGACGCGCACCAAGCTACTCGGATGCACAAGTCGGGATCAGGCTTGGCGGTGGGCCTATTTCACGCTCATGAGCACAAAGTTGGCGCTCCGCACGATCCAATTCAGCGCTGGCATTGAATCCGTGTGCTGTGGCATCGGCTCAGTTATCGCGATGCAATCGGATGTAGTCCAATGGGGTGTGGGTGGCCGGGTGCAATACGGCTCAACCTCCACCGTGCTCAATGTGGAGCGCACCGATCTCACCTTTGCGCCCGCGGCGGGCTGGACGGTGAGCGTGCAGCATCCCGCCGTGCAGCGCGGTACGGCGGCGATCTCGTACATCACCGGCCTTGTGCTCTATCTCACTGCGCCGATCCCCGCGGGCCGCATCCTCAAGGCTATCGGCCCCGATGGTACTGAGTATGTGGTAACGGGCACCACAACCAACACGCTCACGCTTGCTTATGGAATCGGCACCCTAGCCGCTGGCCAGTCGGTGACTCTCTATGACGTGAATGTGATCGACGTGATCGACGTAACCGCTGTGGCCGTCAATGCCAACGGCGCGGCCATCACCGTGGCCAGCCCATTCTCCGCGGTGCCCACCGCGGATTGCGCCTGGGCCTATGGCCAGAGCGCCGGCGCGCAACCGGCGAAGCTCTTCCGCGTGGTGAGCGTCAAGAAATCCGGCGATTTCAATCTGGAGATCGGCGCGATTGAATATAACGAGCTGATCTATCAGGATGCGATCCCGAACTATGGCGAAATCGTGGGAGTACCCTCGGTGACGCCGGCGATCAAATACCTCACGCTCACCGAGCAATATCAAAACGGCACGCTTACCGGTTCCACGGCCTCGGCGGTGGTTGCCGTTGGCTGGCAGAATACCAACACCGCCGTGGGTGCCCAGGTGCAGGTACAGGCCGGCAACGGCAAGCCTGTTGTGATCGGCAACATCCAGGGCCAGGGTTGCACGTTCGTTGGCTACATCGGCACCACCTACCTGGTAACGGTGACGGCTATGGATTGGGCTGGCAATCTCTTTGGAGTGCCGGCCACGGCCTCCATCACCGTGGTTGCCTCAACGAACGCGCCGGCCAACGTGCCGAGCTTCACGGGCTACGTTTCGAGCGGTAGCACGGTGTTGACCCGGGGCGCTGTCACCGGCGCGGATCATTACGAAATCCGCTATGCTCCTGATCCCTCGGTAGCCGATTGGACTACCGCCGAGGTGATGTGGGACGGCACCGCGCTTACCTACACCGACGCCGAGGCCACGAGCGGCCTGTATCTCATCAAAGCGATCAGCTCACTCGCCACTGGATCGGTTGAGAGCATAGCGGCTGCGACCTTCCAAAATAACGGCATAAGCGCCGGCTACAACACAAACACCGTGAGCGCGCTGCTTGCCTCGGGAACTGCGAACGATGCCTCTGGCGTCCTATCATTCTCTATCCCCGCCGGCACAGTCTACGACGCCGCCGGCAATGCGCTCTCGGTTGCCGCTCAAACCGTCACATATCCCGGAACTGCATCGGGCTATGGCACCACCTACACGGCGTATGCCTACATCGATACAACCCTCACGCTCCACTTGATTCCATCGCCATCGAGCGCCAGCTTGCCGCTCACGGCGGCGAGTCCGGCTGACGCCGCCGCGGCGATGAGCGCCGGGCTGGTTTCTGCAATTGTCCTATGGACTACGCCCTCTCTCGGCGGCGTCTACAACCCGCGCCCGCCTATCTATCAGCAGTATCCATGAGGTTGGCGCGGTTTTTTAGAACGGTGCTGAGATGGTTGCATGAGACTGCGACACTTACTCTTAGCATCGTTCCTGGTTTTGTTTTCGGCTGTGGCCGGCGCTCAGCGCATGACCACGATTACCGCCGCGCAACTGACAGACCTGGCCGGTAATCCGGCCAACGGTAAGCTGTGCTTTCAGCCGGCGACGTTGACGGGTGCGCCCATCTCGTTTACTTTCTCGGGCGGCGGCCAGGGCACATCTCGCCAGGTATGCTTTGCGGTGACGGCGGGCGTGCTGGCCACCGGCGCGCAGGTTCCGAATACTGCGGCCACATCGCCAACCAACCTTTGCCTCTATGCGCAGCTATTGCTCTCGACGGCACAGCCGCCGAACAATGTAGCGGCAACCTGGCCATGCTTGCAGCCGAGCGGCGCTACATGGTCCCTCGATGCCTACGTTTCAACCACGCCGGGCATACCGTTCTATGCGCCCTCGCTCACTATCGGCACGGTGACAACGGGCACGCCGGCGGTGACGATCACGCCGAGCGGCTCGGCCTTCGCTCTCAACTTTGTTTTGCCGGTGGGCACGCCGGGTGCCACGGGTCCGGCGGGTGCGACTGGCCCGGCTGGAGCTGCGGGTCCGGCTGGCTCTGCGGGGCCGGCTGGCCCCGCCGGAAGCATCGGCCCCACCGGTGCCGGCCAGGCAACCGCTGTACAGGTGTTGCCGGATGCCCTGGCTGAGCCGGTTACGTCTTACGCAACGCAAGCGTCGGCGATTGCCTCAGTCTCCGATACCAACGCCAAGGCCGCTTTGACGGCCATCAACAATTCGCTCTTGAGCTTCCAGGCGGCGCTGGCCGGTAACGGGATCATCGTTCCCAACGGGCTGCAATCGACTCTCGCCGGTTGCTCCACTTGCGGCGTGTGGGCCTTCAATCCCACCGGTGCCAGTACGGGGCCGGCGACTGTTTCCAATGTGCTCTCGACGGGTACAGCCTACACTTGGACGCAAACCATCGGCTCAACCGGCAATATCAATTACACACCCGGCGGGCGTGGCGTTGGCCAGTGGGGCTATGTGCGCAAAGGCTACATCGGCACCGGGCCAGTGATCCAGATACCTGGCACCGCCACCGGTTACGACGCGGCGCACGGTGGCCTTGTTCTCACCTCAAGCAGCCAGGTTGTGGGCGGCGGAACACCTAACGGGACCTTCCCAACCTACGGCATGAGCAATACCTCTTACGGCACGCTCAACTCGGGTGCCGGCATCACGATCTCGGTGCGCTCTAAGCCTGTCTTGAGCTACACGCTTACGGGCACCCTCAACCCTCCAGCATTTGGCGCGGTGATTGCCAAGGCTAACGAGGCCCGCGTGGGCAATGGCGAGTGTTCCAAGTACAACACCGCAACCACCGCTTTCGTGGTGTACACCTTCCCCAACACCTATCTCACCCTGGCTGCATTCAGCCCTGATTACAACTCGTGGAATGTGACCACAATGGTGGACTACGGAAATGGCACCTTCCAATGCTTTTTGAATGACGGCGCGGGCACCTATGCCTCGGGCCTTCAAACGGCTACCACGAGCGTTACCCAGGCAACAGATTGGGCCTTCTACAACAACACCACCGCCGATATTGAATCGGTGGCGATCCTGCCTGGCGTGCAGCTCTCGCAACCGCAGATTGCCGGCCTCGTGTGCGGCTTCACCTCAACAGGGAATTGCTCCAACTGGCAGATGGCCCCGAATACATGGGCTGCAAACCCTTACACGAGCCTATCGAATCAGCCGGCGGTGAGCTGGAATACTCATCTGTTTTATTCTGGCGATCCGTTTCTGCAAGATTGCCCGCTTTGGTTGCCGCTCACCAACGGCGGCCTCGGATCAGCCAGCTACAACGGGACGTATCCCAACTGCCACATTGTAACCTCGACCAATTCACCCACGGCCCAGGTCAAGTTTTCAACTGGCTACAACACCTCGGGACTCTATGGATCGGGCGCATCTTGCCGCATTGACGGCACACTGACGCAAAGCGCGGGCGTGCAGGGTGCGACGGCCAATTACATTAACTTGCAGTTGCCGAACGACGGCAATTATCACACTGTAGATTGCAATAACGGATGGGTGCTCGGGGGAACCGGGAGTTACACCTCGGCGAATCTGTACTCGGCCCTGGCCGGCATCTTCCCGGTGAGTATCTCGATCCCGAACAATCAGCAATACCAGATGCTCTCTGTTACTCAAACCGGCACAACCCTGGCGTGCATCACGGATTCCATCGTTTGCACTGGCTACTATGTAATGCCCTATTCATCGAGCGGTGGCTTTCTTCCACTCTATCGCGGCGCTTCCGGCGCTCCCACGCCGCGCATTGCCGCGCTTGGCTATGGAAGCATCCTCGGCGTTACTGACTTCAACACGCCAACATCGCCAGGCGTTATCACCACCGCCGGCGGCGGCTCTGGCTTCCCCACGAGCTACGCAACTACCTGGGTAACTAACAATGTGTTGCCGGTAGCGACGGGCGGCCTCTATTCCAACGTGACGGTGGCGATCGATGCCCGCGACACCAACGATTACATCCACGACAACGGCGTATATGGAGCAACGTCGAATTGCATCGGCATATCGATGTATGCCTTCAAAAACCGCATGGCCGCTCTCAGGGCTGCTAACCCGTCAATCGTGATCCACAAATTCTCGCTCTTCAATGAGCTGGCCTATGCGGAGACGGGCACGGATGGGTGCACCGGCGATTCGTGGACAACCTCAACCGCTCTCTATGCCTATGAGTACACCGGCGGCGCATGGGTAAGCACGCTGATACCCGCGGGCACCGTATTCAGCGGTGCGCTGGCTAAGTGGCAATGGCGCGCAGTCCAGCAGGATATGTGCCTCACTTTAGGGTGGTGCGATTACCTCGAAGTTGGCCCCGGCGCGGCTGGCATCACCGTTGGCAGCAACACCTACTATCCGCCCGATCTGAGCGGCCAGCTATCCACCGGAACGGTTGCATCGGGTGGCACCGGCTACACCACCGGCGATACGTTTTGCCCCACGCAAACGGGTGCTTATGGCGGTTGCTTCACGGTGACGGCCTCGAGCGGCGCGATCACCGCTCTCACTGCCAAGACGGCGGGCCGCGGCTACTCCACGGCCTCGGCGCTTTCCGGCACAACCTCCGGTGGCGGATCGGGCGCTACAGTCAACATCGTTGCGGTTGCCGCATCTTTCGGTGATGCGCAGCTCCACCTATCCAACCTTGGCAGTCTTCAGCTTTGCCAGTATTTCTCCGCCAAGTACACCTCGGGCGCAATGGTCTGCAATCAGTCCAATTAGACTGGTTGCGCCCCTCAAATTGTCCGATCTCATGGCTACGGCGCAAGCTGTAGCCATGTTGACTTTTAAGCAGAGCACAGGCGAGTTAAGCCGCAATGGCACAGTGATTGGCCGCGGCTATTCCGGCCACATCGAGCACGCTAACCAGCCGCAGGATCAGGCATTGCCGATGCTTGGACCGATCCCGCGCGGCCTCTATTCCATGCGGGATTGGCGCGACGATCCGCACAAGGGAAAGATTGTTTGCAATCTGATTCCCGATTCCAAAAACGTGATGTTTGGCCGCTCCGGTTTCATGCTTCACGGGGATAACGCGGCCCTCAACCGCAGCGCCAGCGAAGGATGCATTATCCAGGAGCAAGTAGTAAGGCTGCTTGCCCTGTATGCGTGCGCCAATGGCGATTCTCAACTGGAGGTGATCGAATGACAACCGAGCGAAAGATCACAATCGCTCTGGCCCTGGCGTTGCTGTTAATCGGCGTGCTTGCCGGCTACTCGGCTCTCAAGAGTCACGACGCGCAGGTGCAAGCCAATGCGCAGATCAAAGCCGATGAGGCCGTGAAAGCCGAGAAAGACAAGGCGATTGCGGATCGCGACGCGCAGCTCAAGCAGTATCAGGCTGCGATTTCCGCGCAGCAAGCCAGGGTGCAAACCTCCGCCGGCGCGGTGCAGGTAATCGACCATTACTTGCCAGCCGCCGCGGGCGCTTTGCCGGGTGCGGTGGTAGCGCAGAAAGCCGACCTGGCGGCCTCGGTGGCCGCAAAGCTACCCGATGCGCCAAGCTATGTGATCGAGACGCAGGGCGAGGCCGTAGCCGTCGCAAAAGGCGCGCTCCAATGCGATGCCAACGCCAAGGCACTCAACTCCTGCCAGGCCGATCTCAAAGACACCAGGGCCAACCTGGTTACAGAGGGCGACGAAGTAAACGCGCTCCAGATCGAGGTGAAGGGCGGAACGAAGTGGCACCGCTTCAAAACCGGCCTCAAGCACTCGCTTTGCGGCGGTGCTGCGGTGGGCACTGCGATCCTGGCTGGTAAGAGCAACACGCAAAACGGGGCCATCGCCGGCGGCTCTGTTTTTGCGGGCTGTGAGCTGTTGGTGTTGAAGTAGCCGCAGGGGGTGAGGGATGTTGAAAGGGTTGCTCGACTGCCTGGGTGGGATCGCAAATAACGTGTATGCGTTCCTGCTAATTCTACTGGCGGCGGTGGTTGCGGTCTTTGCGCACTTTGGGCACGATAAAGACCTGCTTGGTTTTGCAAGCACCATCGCCATGACCGGCGCGGCTCTGTTTCAAGGGAAACAGAAGGGCGAATAGCTCCGCAGCCGGCACAACAAAGGCTCCGCTTCGGCGGGGCCTTTGCTTTTTGCGGGCATCGCTAACTATCCGGTAACACTGGAGTTAGTAGGGGAAATCATGGCACCCACCGAACACGACGCAATCAGGCAGATCGGCGAGGAAGTGACAGCGACTCGGGAGTTGATGGCCGAGATGCTTGCCGACTTTCGGGTGCTCAAGACAAAGCTGCTCGGCGACGACAAAGAAGAGCTGTCAACTGGCCGCATTCCACTGATCGAAGCCAAAGTAAAGCAGCTTGAAGATCGCCAAGATCATCACGCGCGCATTGTCTGGATCGCTACCGGTTTCGGGCTGTGCCTCAATGGCCTCGCGTGGCTGCTCGGCTTTTTCTCTCACCTTAAAGGAGTGCTCAAACCATAATGGCAACCCCCATAACCGCCGCGCAGCGAAAGCAGATTCAGCAGTTGACCGCAAAGGGCCTCAGTAGCCGCGCCATTGGCCGTGAGCTTGGCTTGCACGATACTACCGTGCTCCGCTATCGCAGCGCGCCGGCCACCGATCCGCAAGAGCCGGCGGATTTCGAGGGTGAGTTGCGCCGACTCTTGAAGCGCGGCCCGGCATCGGCCAAAGAACTGGCCGGCGGCCTCGGCTGCGGAACTGCGGAAGTCAAGCGCCGGATCGCAGAGATGCAGGGCCGTGGCGCGCTACTGCTCAACCTGCCAGGCGGCCTTTACGATCTTGGCTCAACCCAACTGATCGCCGCCGGCCATGCCGTCTTTGCCGGCGCTAAGAGCGGCGTTACAAGCCGCCGGTTTGGCATCACTACCGATAACCACCTCTGCAACAAGCATTCGCGCCTGGACGTGCTCAATGCCGCCTATGACCACTTCGAGCGTCGCGGCATCACCACGGTATTCAACGCCGGCAATTGGGTGGATGGGGAAGCGCGCTTCAATAAAAGCGAGTTGATAACCGCGCCAGGCATGGATAACCAGCTCGATTACATGATCGACAAGTGGCCGGTGCGCAAGGGCATCACCACCCACTACATCGCCGGCGACGATCACGAGGGCTGGTATTCGCAGCGTGAGGGCATCGAGGTGGGAAAGTATCTCCAGATGCGCGCCGAAGATCAGGGCCGGCACGATCTCAAGTATCTCGGCTATGGCGAGTGCGATGTGGAGTTGCAATGCGCCAAAGGCTCAGCGGTGATGCGCGTGGTACATCCTGGCGGCGGATCGTCCTATGCGATCAGCTACACCGATCAGAAGCGCGCAGAGAGCTACCAGGGCGGCGAGAAACCGCAAGTGGAGATCGTGGGGCACTATCACAAATTCAACCACGGCTTTCCCCGTGAGATTCATGCGGTGCAATGCGGTTGCACCTGCGATCAGACGATGTTTATGCGCAAAAAGCGCTTACAGGCGCACGTTGGCTTTGTTGAGGTGGAGATCGATCAGGATGCCGCCGGTATCATCACCCGCTTTAACGTGCAGTGGTTTCCGTTTTTCAACCGTGGTTTTTACGAAAGGCGATTTAAGTAATGGATGAGAATAAGTCAACATTTGAGGGCGGTGCTACGCGCTCCGCTATGGCTGAGCGGTTTGATCTGATCCCCAAAGAGGCCGTGGCCGCCATTGCCAGGCGCTTGGCGATGGGCGCAAAGGTGCATGGCGAAAACAACTGGCGCGCCGGCGGCCCCGAATTTCGCAAGGCCACGATCAGCCACCTCATGAATCATCTGCTCGATTACATGGAGCACGGCAACGCAAACGACGCAAACACGGACGCGATCATTTGCAATGCCGCTTTCCTCTGCCACTTTGAAGCCCGCGAACCGTTCGCGCCGAAACTGCCATGATCTCAGGCAACGAGCTGCTATCACCCGAAGAGGCCAGGGCGGTGCGCGTGGCCGCGATGAGAGTCCACTCCGCTTTTAGGAACCTCTCAAGCTACTGTCTTGAGCGCCGCGATCTGGAGAGCGTGGGCGAATACGCGGTGGTCATGGCGACCGCCCGCAACGCCGGCACGCTTCCAATCACCCTCGCCTATACGATCTGCTACCGCCGCATGTTGGACCACGCACGCAGCATCACGCCGTTATGCCGAACCGGCGCGCCAGTCTTGATCGATCCTCTTCCTGATGATTACGACTCCGCGCATCCAGCCTCGTCGCCGGAAAATCAGGCAATCGCCAATCAGTTGCGCGATTGCCTGATTTCTAACCCGTTTGGGTTGAGCCGGAAGGTTCTCCAGGCGATGCGGCTTGTATTTCTTTGGGGCCTATCGAAAGCAGAGGCCGCTAAAAGGCTACGAGTTTCGCTAGGGACGTTGTGTGCGCGCGTGAGCATCGGGATCGAGCAGATGCGCGATTACCTCAAGCTCTCTTCCGCACATCCCGCGGCGCGCGCTTAACCCCGGAGTCGATAGCCATGACCGCCGCATATTTGGTTTCGCGGCGGATGTGGCTGTAATACTGCATCATTTGTTCGGTGACGTGGCCGGCGATAGATCGCACAGTCTCCGGCTGCACGTCATTCTCCAGCAGCCGCGTTATGCATTGGTGCCGTAGATCGTGCGGGCTTATGTCATGGAAGCCGGTTGCGGCGCGCAGCTTAGCCCAACTCTTGCGAAGAAAAGATCTGGAGGCCCCGCGAGTCGGATCGAAGCTGTTGCGCTTATATCTCAGAGGGAACAGGTAGTGGTCTGGCGCGTAGCAGCCGAGCGAAACGGCCCGCTTGAGGCACTGTTCGACCGCCCACCGGGCGGTTTTATTCAGCGCGATTTTGCGAGGCCGGCTATTGTTTTTTACGGAATCCTCCGGGATGTAAATCTCGGAAATCTCTTTGTCGCGCAGAAAAACATGCTTTAGACGCAGCCCGCGCAGTTCAATTCCCGCGGCTGTTGTGTTGTTAGTGATACACGCCACCCAATAGGCCAGCGCCGCCTCTGGATGCTTTCCGGCTTCCTCAAAGAATTTTGTTTCGTCTTCCTCTGTCAAAATTTCGCGCGGCGACCAGTTTTGAATCGGGAGCGGGAAATAGTAAGGCGAGAGCTTCGCCCACAGTTTGCAGTGTTTGAGTATTTGAGCCAGACAGCTCAGGTCGTGGTTAATTGCAGAGTGTCCGGCGGGACGGTGCCACGGTCTGCGTTCGATACCGTCAACGAGGATGAGGTTTGCTTTTCTTGCGGTTTGGTATGAGCGGAGATGGCCGGGCGAAATATCGCACAAGCGCAT